ACAATCGTGAGGTTGTTCCGTTAGCCCGTTCGTGGAAACAAGGGTGTATTATGAAAGTTACTTTGTGATAAATACAAGTATTGGACGAACATTTATCTATACTTGTGGTCATATCATTATAGCTATGAATGTTGTTTATTGGTTAACCGGAGCTTCGTTACTTGAGTCTGGTATTGTAGCTTTGCTTGAACCATGTATCAACGGATGTTGGTATTATTTACTTGATAAACTATGGTCAACACAAAGGGATGGTTAAATAATGGGTAAAAAACATATTCACATTAATCAACATAAAATAAAAAGTAATTTAAAACACAAAACTAACGAACCGGTAATTACAGTTAAAATGGGTAAACAAAATATTTACGGACATGAAGTTGAAATATTGGGTAACTCAAAAGTATGTTATGGTGGTAATGACAAACCTCTGCTTTCCTGTGGAGCCAGAGTAGTATTAACAACAGACAGTGATGTTATCATAGATGGAGTAAAATATGGTTGAAAGAATTATGGATCCTAACAACATTCGGCCGGATCACTTAGAACGATATAACTTTGCCTGCAAGAAAATAAAAGAAACTATTCCCAAACCTAGTGATGTTTTAGATATTGGCTGCGGGATCGGTTATGGTTCTTTTATTATGCACAACATGTTAAGTTGTGGTGTCGACTGTATTGACAAATCACCTGTAGCTCACGGAGTATATCTTGAAGCTTTTGCTAAGAAAGCCCCGAGAGTTAATTATATTGTCGAAGATTTTACACAGCTGGAACCTGATCGACTACCGGCGAGCTATGATGCAGTTGTATCTTTTGAGTTCATTGAGCATATACCCCCTGACCTCGCCCAGAGTGTCTTTGATCTAGCCGGAGAGAAAACAAACTTATTTATCTGCTCATCACCTAACGAACGAGTGAGGCCACACCAGTTACCTCCGGTTAATGAGTTTCACTACAAACACTACACCCCGGAAGAATTTGAGGACATGGGTAAGCAAGCTGGGTTTACCGATGTCGATTTCTTTTGTCAAACTAGTGGGAAACACTACGACGTACGGCCGGGCCTCGAAGGAGGCAAATTTATGATAGCTGTATTTTCTAAGGGGGTGATGGGTACCCTAGATTCAGAAACAAGGGGGCCTATTCTACACAAAGAAAATGTAGTATAAGTCTGATTTTTGCTGAATTTTTAAGAGTTTCATATGACATATACATACACACTGTAGTGTTTTTTTGTGCCCCCTCAGTCGTATTCAGTCGTAAAAAAAATAAAAAAAGTGTTGACAAATATTGTGGATGGGGTAGACTATAATAGAATTCTAATAGTAACAACAAACAAAGGAGAAGTGATGAAACAATTAGAATTACCACTTAAATTTAAACCTAATACTTACGAGAGTTATACGGATGCTCAGAAGAAGGAGCATTGGTATGCTAATTACTGCATTAAAATGATGGAGATGCAGAAGATAGAACGAAAGGTAGATACGGCAGTAAGAATGCTAAAAGGTCTTATAGACCAAATAGACTACGGCATTGAAGTACCTGAAAGTGCTTGGTCTAATACAGCCGTTAAAGGTCGTATCAGAAAGATCTGTAACGATCTAAAAGATAAGAAGTAGATCCTAGATCCTTCCCAAATGAAAACCCCAGAGTAATCTCTGGGGTTTTTTTATGGAGAAGTCTTATTTCCTTGCCAAGATCCTTCGCAAGGCATTGGCATGATCTCCACCACCTGCTTCGTGACATTGATCGCAGATCTGTCCATCAACTCTCGGGTAGCCATTGTGACCACCTTCCCAAGTAGATGTTTTACCATTGTCCAAAACTCTGGGAATGGCATTAGCTTTTATGGAATAACCACACAAAGCACACGGATCAGGAATTGTCTTCGTGACGGCTCTTCTGATCATGTCTTCTATTTCTTTTGATGTTGTCATATCATTTCTCCTTTGTTGACAATTACAATTATAGAGTAGCACAACTAAAACCCTTGTCAACCCCTTATTTATTTTTTTTGTCTTGATATAAAGCCCGTCAGTAAGTAAATAGACTAGCTATAATAGTAGAGTATAAAGAAAAAAACGGGGTATACATCACCACCAAGAAAAAAACAAGGTACAAAAAAAAGCCCACAGAGATTAATCTATGGGCTTTCGTTGGAAGGAACTGTTTATTTAAATGGCAGTTCTAGCTGATGAATGTGGTCGCCCATATCTTTTCCAATGGACACCTTTGGTTTCTTGCCGTCCAAACAAGCATTCCTGAAGTGGTTCAATGCTCCTATGTCTGAGTTTAAGTCCTCCGTATTACCATACCAATTAATGTAATTGAAAAACTTTTCACCCATTAGCTTTCTCACTAACAAAGCTTGGCTAGGGTCAAGGTAACAAAGAGCAGAGTGCATTCTGTCAGTAGCTTTAGCTAGTGACTCACTACGACTGTCAACCACTCCTAGTCTTTCTAGTTCTTGTTTAAATAAATTTGGCATTACATTTCTCCTTTTAATAGTTAATTTCTAATTTAGAACCATTCTAAACTAAAACACCCACAAATTATCTGGGCTTATCTAAATATACCACGATGAATTTATAATACAAGACCAAATAAGAAGCCTCAGAGAGCATCTCGTACATCTGGTAACCTCTGATACCTAATAGATATAAAGAAAAAAACGGGGTATACATCACCACTCCTAAAAAAATAAAAGCACAAAAAAAAAGCCCACAGCTGTTAAACTGTGAGCTTTCTTACGGAAGGAACTGAGTAAAGTTAGTAGCCCATCATCTGATTATTTCTAGCCTCCTCTTGCTCGTCATAATAATCATCATAAGTATTTAGTAAAACATCACCTTCAGCTAATTTTTTTACAAACTTAGGGTCGCCCCCACAATCAACTTTAAGTAGCTTTAAAAACTCTTTTAGGGTATATCCTTGAGCCTTACCCCAACCGAACAATGTTCCCTCCCTAACAACAATGTCAGGTTGCTGACCATCTTTCGTAGTAGGGTGGTCGTATTTCCAATTAAATTCTTCAGTCATATATCATTTCTCCTTTGTTAACGGCTATAATATCAGAGTAAAAAGGCTCGTCTATTTTAAGCATAACTTCGGTGTAGCCATCACCTAGCCACTCAAAAACACCTTCATTACCCATACTCTTATCACATTGAATGCCGACACAAGTTTGATCAAACTCGTCAACATCACTAGACACCCAAACTATTTTAGGTCTTGTCATATAGAACGGGATGCCTAGATTTTTTAGATTAACTCCGTGTGCCAAGTAGTAATCGGACTTCTCGGACAACTCTGCGAAGTTCTCTATGATGTCTTCTATCATCATATCATTTCTCCTTTCAACTTTATACTACCAAAAAGAAAACCCCGTGTCAACACAGAGATGACTACGGGGTTTCCACCATTTTGGAGAAATGATTATGAATGACTACCACAAAGAAAAACATATGTCAAGAGAAAAAAACGGGGTGAGTACAGCTAGGCAAGAAAAAAACCTTGTTTAGAACCATTCTAAAGTAAATAATATAAGAAAAAAACGAGGATTGTCCAGCAAAATCAATGGCTTATGGGTGTTGCCTACAATTTTATATTTTTTGTTGACATTGGGTTTATATAGGGTTATGGTAGTACTCATAATATGTATTAATTAATAATATCAACCATTTATAGGAGATTTGTAAAATGAAACAATTAGTATACGAACACGAGTTTATTAACGATTTAATATCTGATGATTATGCGAGTTTTACTCGTGAGGGTGCAAAAGAATTATATGAGCATCTGACAGATTGGGAAGAGGACACGGGGGAGGTCTACGACTTTGACAGAGTGGCAATCCGTTGCGAGTGGTCAGAATATGACAGCTTGGAAAAGTGTTTGGAAGAATACGACAACATCAACTCATTTGATGAACTGTGCGACCATACAACAGTTTTAAACATTCACGACTACTCGGGCAAGGATACGGGTAGAATAATAATAGCAGATTTTTAAGGGGGTGATTATGATTAGTAAAAAGCAACTTGATTATATTTGTAAAATCTGGGAACAATGCTACGGGGAAAACTTAAAAGTAGAGTATCAAGGATTTTACAAACATTTAAAAAGAGATATTAAAAATTTTAAAATCTATACTGACGATACAGACGAAGACAAAGTATTAGTCGGAGATGATATAGATACGGCTTTAGAAATACTAGAAAACAACGGTTACATAATAGAAAGTGAGGGGAAAAATCATGGGTAAAATTAAAGAATATTATTACGAGAAAGAATCTAAAGACATAGAAGAAGCTATCAAAAATTATGGCTATGCTGACGGGCAACCCGTACCAGATGCAAGGTTAGTAGCTTTAGATATATTTGAGGACTTAAAACCACAATTTCATGATATAGACGAAATCCAAGACGGGGTTCAAAATTATTATGACGAGAAATTATGTAATCCATAAACAAATAAGAAAGGGGTAAATTATGGAAAATTTTGTTGATGATATAAAGAAGTTGGAGGATATACGACACTTCTTAATTAAAGCAAGTACGAGTAATAATGCTGATACAATCAATGCTTGTAATGGTCTTGCTCTTGAAAAATTAAATAAACATATTGAAACTAAAATTAGAGTTATAAGCCAATTTGAGGAAAGTGAGGCAGAAAAATGAAATGCTACACAGTAGAATATAAAACCACTAATAAAATAAAAGAGAGAGAGTTTAACGATTTATCTAAAGCCCATGAGTTTGCAGAAGGTTTATGGTTATGGGAAGGTTATGATTATATTAAACTTTATGATAACACACGAGAAAGCAGAAAAATAATTGCTGAAGATTGGGGGGAGAGATGAATAAAAAATATAAATACATCATTGAACACACTTATTCATACATGAAAGAGTTTGAAGTGTATAGTGATAAGGAACTAGATGATGGTGATATCATAGAATTATGTTGTGACCATCACGATAAAGGTTTTAAAGATAACAATGTTATAGTTAAACCTTTTGATGATGAACTACTAGATAATAACGAATGGGATATTAGAAAAGAAGAAGGAGTGAGTGATGACTAAATTTTCATTAATAACATTTCAGATAACTGACGGAGATTGTCAACATTATGAATACTCGTTCTATGAATGTAAAAATAGAGCCGGAGTGAGTGATAAAGAAATCATTCAAGATTTTATAGGTAGTGAAGTAGAAGCAGACAAAAATGATGAACATTTGTTTTGGTTTAACGATTGCAGAACTATTGAAATCTATGGAATTGACCCTATAACCTATGTGGAAATAGGAGTTTTTAAAAAATTTGGAGTATTGTGATGACTAAAATAATAGACATAAAATCAAAAAAACCATTTAAACAAACTAAACTTTGTGATGACCACCAAATTGAGTGGGTAGTTAAAGAGGTAGTAAAGGTGTTAAAGAAAGCTGATGCTAAAGGGTTTGATGCTTTCAATACGAGCAGAGGACTAGCACAATTATGTGTAAGTTATATTCACGATACTGCACCGGATACACTATCAGCACAACACTTATTATTAACAACCATAGGGATAGAACTATCCCAAAAAGTAGAAGAAAGATTGGAGGACAGAAATGAATGAAAAAGAATTTATCAAATGGTTAGATGAAAATGCACCCGTTGACTATGAAGAAGTA